CTCGGCTGGTGGATCTATAGCATTCATGTCAAGAACACGAGGATCTACTTCCGTTGTCGGAGAACCTGAATCATCTTTTTTTGGCATTTCAATATCAACATTTACTTGCATAGCATCTTCAGTTTCAGTGCCATCCCCTACTTCCGTTACAATTTCTCCATCATCTTTTGTCATGTCATTTTTTTCTATGAGTTCTTCCATATTTAATGTGTCATCTTCTGTATCACCTTGTATCATTTTAGCTAAATCTAATGCTGATTTATCTTGATTAGCAATTAAATCTTGACGACGATTCATTAAAGTTGACAGAATTTTTTTATCTACTCC